AGCGGCTCGTTTACTATTGCTGTTTCTGCGTTTGCGAGGGCGTACCAAACCGTCACAGGAGTTCCTGCGGCGTATTGTGCGGTGAGCCATTCCTTTAAACTACTTAAATCTGACACAAACGGCACCGCTACACTTGCGATTTTTAATCCTGCTGTGGATTGATTGTTATACGATATTCCTTGTGGACTGGAATTTATAAAGTGTGTACTAAGAATCGTACCTATTGCACCTTTTCTATCAATGATAGTGGAATAGTAATTTCCATTCCATAACTGCCACGCTTCCTCTCCAGTCAGCACCAACTTTTTAATTCTTCTCGTTGACAGTACTTCCCCAAGATAAACAGGCGTTGTGGTGTTGGCTGATGAAATCGGGATTTTATAGCCATAGGGTTCATAAGGTTTGGCGGTTGAGCCTGTGTTGAGCATTATATCGTATATCTCCATTGGAGAAAATGCCGACGCAACATAGAACGTAACAAGAAGATATTTTGTTGTTGAGTCGGTTGTAAATGTTGCACTGTTATAAACAATAAGTCCGATGTTTACACTCTGCTTAACATGATTTGTTTGCCACTCTGTCGGAATATCCGAATACTCTCTTATTCTTATTTGTGCCCCTAACTTATCAGCTCTCGCGCTTACTGAATACTCTGTGTTTGGAGAAACAGCGCAAATAAAACCAAATAGTGCCTCGCCGGTAATATTAACACTGTTACCACTGACGCTATACTTATTAATTGTACTATAATATATACTATTACTCTGCGATACTAAGCACAAATTCGCCGTCTTCTCCCCTGTACCCTGCGGCATAATCGGGCTGTCGGGGGTTGGTGTGCCGCTTTGGACGGTGTTACCGCTTATTATATAGTCGATTATCGGTGAGCCGTTAGATGCGAATATGAACGGAGGAACGCCATCGATGTTCAAATATAAATCGAGGTACAGCCACTTTATAAGTAGCCGTTCGAGTCTGCTATGAGGCGGTTCGAAATACTCTCTTCTGTTTAGCTTACAGAACAATATTTTTTCGTCTCTTGTCAGATTGTCATATACATATGCTGTTCTTGGAACGTTTCCTGTTTTTATTGCGAGGAGAAGGTCTTCGAAAATGCTGTGAGGAGGGTCTGTGTATTCTAAATCGTTAAGGATAGAATAAAGTATTTTTTCATCTCTTCCTATCGGCGGTTCTATTACGTTGTTCTCGCCAAGCAAATTTTCGAGAATCTTCTCAATTCTTGATTTACCAGACATTATCTCACTCCTTCGAGATAATCAGCGCACACATAGCCGATTGCGTTGTCTTTCTGAACGAGCAGCCAGTTCTGATTACCAACTCTTGTGTAATAACCATAGCAAGTAAGTATCTCATCTTTGTAGAAGAGCTTGCATACGTTGTTATCTGTCATTATGCCTGGAATATAACGACAGTTGAGAGCAGCGGCCTTTACTCGATATGCACCAGCGAATGACTTATTAAAGTCTTTAGCAGGAGATACCTTGATTTCTTTCATTTTTTCGTTGACTCTTTTTTGAACAGCGTTGTAGTCATATCCTGCTGCTGCGAGCTTTTCTTTTCTTACTTCACCGTTGCCATAAAGACCGAGTATTACATCGTTTACTACTTTATCAGTAACTGGCTTAACTGTGCTTACTGTTTTAATAAGCTCATTAACCCTTTTCTGTACAAGGTCATAGTCATATCCTGCGTCAGTAAGTGCCTTTATGCGGTCCATACCGTTGCCCCATTTGCCGTCAAGAACTTCTTTAGCAAGTTCTTCTACCGACTTATTCTCATTTTGAATTTTCTTCGGAGGGTCCATCGGAGCGATATCACCAGCATACCATTCGTTAAGGTCAACGTTTCCGCTTATACCAGCTACCTTGCCTTTCTCTGAATACTGACGAGCTACGCAGTTGTACTTCTGTCCGATGCCTGTCCAGTCAGCATACCAGAACGGATACTTCTCGATGAATGACGGTTCGTACATTCTGAGATAGTAGTCTCTGTTAGCGTATATGCCTGCCGTGTAACCGTTTCTCTTTACTTCTTCGCAGAATGCTTCGGTATGGTCCATACACATCTGTTTACCGAGTATTATGCTGTTCTTCTTAGCCCATTCAACAGAGTCGTATTCAAGGTCGAAGAATATTATAGTTGACTTAGGCAGACCTGCTTTCTCAACGAGACTTACAGCGAGCTTTGCTTCGTTAATTGCCTCTGTTTTAGTAAGTGCATACGAGAAGTGATAAACACCTTTAATGTCCATACGAGCGTTTTTTGCGTTTTTTGCATACTCTAAAAACTTAGAGTCTGTACTTTTTCCGTAACCTGTTCTAAGGATTACGAAACTGTATCCGTTATTCTTAACGGAATTAAAGTTGACATTTCCCTGATAATAAGAAATATCGATTCCTTTTATTGCCATTGTTAACCTCCTTATCTGTATCCTCTTGCTTTACTGATTGACCGTCTGCGATTAACCATATGGCTCTTCGGCATCTTTTTAGGTTTCTCCATTTTAGCTGAGAATACTTCCAGTAGTTTCAATAGTTTGTTTATGTGCCAATGCTCGCATTCAATTGGTATTTGATTAGCGAACATAGCGTAATAAAGCGTTTCTGCCGTGGTTTCTTCACCGTTATTGGCATGAACGTCTTTTTTAGTAACGGTTGTAGCTGTATGCGGGTCTTTTATGTATTCCATTAGACGGTCCTGCTCCGATTGCGATATGCACATAAATATCAACGGATTTACATTGTCGTCTAAGCACATACACCGCATATAATCAAAGGCTTCTTCTTGTGACTTTTCAAAGGCTTTCGATTTCGTTAAGTACGGTTTATGCCACTTCTCTTCCCATTTTGAAATCGTGTAAAGAGAGTGCTCCATTTGAACATCTTGTTCTTGTACTTCGATAAACTCGTTAGTCTTTTCGTCGAAGAAGGAGCCTTTTGATATATGTATCTTAATCATAACTAATTATGACTTGTTGTCGTTAGTAATGTCCGGAATCTCTGATACGCTTACTGTGCCGTTTGCGAGCTGCTTGCTTACTTCAAGCTTGAGCTTATCTGCGTTGAGTTCCTTCTGCATTGACTTAGGCAGAATTCCGATAAGGAACTTGATAGCGTAGTCAGTGTCTGTCGCGAGTCTCATATACAGCTGGTCATACATAGGTGTCTGCATGAACTCAGTAACGACTTCCGGTGTCTGGATGAATCTTCTGCCGTCGAGGGACTTGACACCGTAAGACCTTATGATGAGGCTCTTGAACAGGTCTGCGAGTTCCTTAGAGCTTCTTGTCTGTACGATACGCTTGATGTATTCCATCAGGCCGCCTTCCTGTGACAGGTTCATATCTGTAATCTTGCTTTCTGAAAGATGGAAGCAGCACTCTTCCTCTCTCTGCTCTTCATTGAAATCCTCATACTTAAATGTTTCGATAAACATATTAAATCTCCTTTCGGTTTAAAAATATCATTTAGTTAAAAGTTTCTTTGCATACTCTTCGTACCATTCGGCTTTCTTAAGGTCTTCTTCGCCGCCTTTAAGTTCATGTCTGTAACGATACTTATAAGCGTTAAGCGTACAGAATGTCACAACCGCTTCGATGCCGAATTTCTCTTCCATCTCTATTATACATTCTTTTCTGTTAGGCAAGTTGTAATGAGACGGGTGGTTTACATTGTCCATAACTGCTCCTTTATATGAATAGTAGGCCTTGCATTAGTTTACAACGGAACATCATCTTGCAAATATTTTTTTAAGATAACATTAGTTATGCAAGACCTACTTTCCATTTTGAATTTAATTACGCAGCAGCGAGCAGCGCGATAATCTCTGCCGGCATAGGAACTCTCGGTTCGGTTCCCTCTGTCTGTGCTTCAGCATCAGGGTCTGTACCGTAAAGAATGTCCTCGAGAGCCTTGAGCTTAGCTGCGGCAATCTTTGTAGAATCGATGCATATGTAGCTCGTCGGCTTGAATCCTGTTACCTTTACAGGTACTGTTGAGAGCTCCCAGCTGAATGTTATAGCTTCAGGAGATTCGTTTACTGTTGCATAAGACTTCTCAGACGGAGAAGCAGTGCAGCCGTAAAGAATGTGAATCTTATAGCCGTAATCGTTGTTCTCTGTGTCGTTACCCATAATGGTTCTGAAAGTGAAAGCGAATCTCTTTCTTGTCTGCTGACCAATGGTAACGCCAGTTCCGATTGAAGCTGTGCCATCACACTCCTCGAATGCAGCAGGACAGCCATAAGCCTCGATTGTTGCGCCGAGTTCCTCAACTGCACGGAGCGAGAGATACTTGATGTTATCAGCGTAAAGAGCAGTCTCGTCGGCACCTGACGGAGAAAGACTTACTGCTGTAAGACCGTTCCATCCGAAGCCCTTACCATAACCGCCAGTTCCGCCATTGAGGGTGCTATCCCAAGGATACACAACTCCCTGGTCAGTACCGGTTTCATACGTGCGCTTGCCGTCTTCATCCCATTTTACTCTAGGCATGTTTGTTTCCTCCTTTAAATATAGATGTAGTATATGTCGTTATATACGCCGTTAGTTACGTAATGCTGAGTGTGAGTAATCTTATCAAAGTCACGAAGGACCGCTTTGCATCGCGAGTCGTCAACATTCTTGTGCAGATAAGCTACTTTATAACGCTCATTAATTACAAACGGCATATTGTTAGCATTCCTTGTGTTAAATGTTTCAAAAGAATACACAACACAAGGATATGTCAACTTCATTGATTCCGGAGGTTGATAGTAAGCTTTCACGCCGAAACTTTGTTCAAGCTGCTGGTGAAGCTCTATTCTATTTTTAGCCATTATACAAACCTCCTACGTATAATGTTAATCGTGGTCTGTTAACTTCAACGTTGTTAACGAGCCATTTTTTGCCTTTCCACTCTATGTACCGTATAGCGTAGAAATTGAATTCAGCATAGGCATCGGCGATGATGCTGAAACGGTTAGTTATGTTAATATCAGTATTAGTAGTCATGTAGACTGAGTTTTCCCGTCTCCTGGAATCCTGAAGAATATCTCCTCTATACTTTCGTCTAGTCTCAACTTCTTCGAATACTCCTGGGTGATTAACCGGGTCAGTCTCAACCGTGTCTACGAAACCGATTATTCCACTGAACTTGTTAGACATTCAGCATCATCTCCTTTCCATTTTGAATTAGCCTGAAACTTCGTTATTATCGTTTGACGGTGCGCTTGTTACAGACTCGCTAACGATTGCTGAGAGAGCAACAGCAAGAGCGCCTGAGCAACGAGTCTCAATCAGGTACTTCTGCTGGTTGTAGTCAATGTCGAAGTCCTCGAAGAAGCCTACGTTGCCGCCTTTGTCTGCACCGAACTTATAGTCAGCAGGGTTTACGATGAGCATCTCGAGCTTCTTTGTTGTACCGTCGACTGTTCTTGTGAGGTTCTTCATAATCGGTACAGGGATAATGTCCTTAACAAGGAGAGCAGTAGCGAGTTCGCTCTTGTCCTTGTAGATACGTCTGCCTGTGGAATCCTTCTGAAGAAGTGCAGCGCTGAGAGTACCAGGTGCTACGAAAGCATAAGGAGTGCCAGAACCCTCGAAGTCGTCTTGTGCCATAACAGCAGCATCGATAAGGAGGTCTGTCTTCTGGTCTCTTGTTGTTGTAGGAGTAACTGTAATATCGGATACAATAGTAAAGAGAGATGCGTCCTTCCAGATAGGAATGATGCATGTCTCGTTAATCTTATCGTTTCCGGCCGGACGACCATCAGAGAACATAGCAGCACGAGCTATTTCAACGTTGAGACGACCTCTCATCTCAGCCTTAATCCATACTGCTACGTCGAATGATGTAATATCATGCCAGTCATCGCGGTCAATTTTCTGCTTCTTATAAACAGTAGTCGGGAATACTTCACGGCGAGCAAGGCTGATTACTTCGTCGACCTTGAGGTTGCCCTTTACATAACCTCTGGCTCTTGCCTCTTCCTTAGTAATATCAGCGAATGTCATTCTGATACGGCTGAAAGGAACGTGTGTTGCCTTGTCGAGGAACAGAGTAGCCCAGTCTTCCTTCTCCTTGATAAGAGCCGGCGGTGTGTTAATCTCTCTTACATCCGGGAAAAGCCATTCGATATTTTCGATTCCGTATGTTGCGGTGTGCGCGAGTACTGATTCCTTAAGGGAGCCGTACTTCTGAATATCGCTGAAGCAGTCGTTAGCGAGCTCTGCGTAGTCTTCAGAATGCATAAGTACGTCATCGTCGTCGTAATCTTCAAAAACGTTGTATCTCATATATCCTCCTCCTATATCTGACTGTTCGAGATAGTCGTCATCATCGTCATCGTAGTCATCATCGTCGTAATCTTCATCATCGTCGTCATCATCTGCGATTGAATCGATGATTGTGCTTACGATTCCTACAACCGCTTCTTTCTGCTCGTCAGTCATAGAATCGATGGCCTCTTCGTAATCGAATTCTTCGTTCATATCGTTATCCTCCTCATAATCGTCATCACTGTGACTTAATTCTTCACCGAGTTCTATCGGTTCGCCTGTGTATATGGTAGCCTCTTCGTCGTCGAACCACTCGGAGCCATCTGAATGCACAACTGTTGTGTTGAGTATCTTAGCTCCGGGATTTGCTCCGCTGATTACGAGGGATACCTCTTTAATATCTCCGTGCACTACTGAGTTACCTTCGTGCTTGAGATGATTAGCGAATATAGACATGTAAGTGATATCGCCATGTCTTACCGCTTCTCGTGCTTCTCTTGCTTTCTTAGTATTATTGAATATGCAGCCAGCAAGAACGCCGTCTTCTACGTTAGCGAGATACGCTTTGCCGAGAATGTTAGAAGGGTCGTTATGCTCATGATTCCACACAAGCGGTATGACTTCTCCGTCATTCTCGATGAAAGCGTCTCTACGTATAATACGGCCGTCAGAGCACTTCATATCGTTTTTAGTAGCGTAACCTACAAAATCGAACTTCATATGCTATCACCTACCTGTTAACGCTTTTTCTTTTTTTTTGCCGTTTTTGTTAAAGTATCTTCAAGATTCATTATTCCTCTGGCTATTTTCTGTCCTGTGTTCGGACCGTACAGATTTTCATGAACTCGATTGCGGAGCTTATTGTAACCGGAAATAAGAGCCTTTTCAGCAGCCAGCTTATTTTGAGCTTTATTATGTCTGCTTTGCTTACCAAGTTCTGGCAACGCCCTATCGATGCCTTTGATTATTTTACCAGCTTTCTGACTCTTTTTACGTTTATTGTAACGCTTTTCCCATTTAGCTTCTTCTGAATCATTGTAGAGTTTGTCCGCTACCTTCTCGATGTTGTTCATTGTATTGGCGAATCTTTTTCCTCTGCGCTTGGACCGTCTGACGTTAGAAACTCCTTTAGCTAAAC